CTAAATTAGTATTATTAACACCACATAAATCATATTGATTTTCATCAAAAGAATTTAATTTATGTTCGAGTGGTAATCTATTATTTATTTCGTGTATTATTTCTAAATCATTTGAAGTAAATTTTATTTTATCTGAAGAAAACCCACCATCGCCTAATAAACAACCCATAACATATGGGTCTATATTTAAACTAGACGGTTCAAATTCAATTGGTTTAACTATTGGTAGATACCATTTTACATTATTTTTAGTACCATAAGTTAAATCATTCATGATTTCTTTTAACTCTTTAACAACAAACCCACTATTTCTTTTTTTATGTGTTATTGTTTGTACGGCCCATAAATGTTCATCACAAGATTCAATAACAGTACCATCTGTTAAGGTAATATTATAGAAATTTTTTTCTGGTTGTGGATAAACACCTAAAATTTTTGTTGGTTTTCCGTTAGAGCCGATAACATAGTCATTCACTTTTAAATCACCATTTTTAACCCAACCATAAGGTGTTAATACTGGTGTATCGTTAGCCAAAACTTTACCCAATCCCATATCATCAGCTAAAATGCAACCATTTCTAGAAAGCAAAAATTTAATACCTTCTTCTTGATGTTGGTATAATTTTTTATCTGATTTAGCTAAAACATTATTATATTTGGTAAAATCAACATTAACATCTATTGGTGTAAAATACGGGTCTTCAGTTACTTGTGTTTTTGGTAACCAATACATTTTAGATTCTTGTTGGTTTTTCTTTAATTTACCATAAATGTGAAATGTTTTTTCATTTTCAGCTAGTATATATTCAATTAAAATTCTTTCTGGTGTAAAAGATAACGATTCACTTCTTTGTAGTTCTTCACCTAAAAATTTAGTGATACCTATAACACGATTAATTTGTTGTGGTTCACTATTATGGTTATCTAATATATATTTTATTTGGTTTTCGGTTAATTTTACCTTATTGTTTTTCAAATACTCGTTTTTGAGTTTTATTAAATAAGGATTAGTGCCATCGTATTGTTCTAAACACGATAAAGCAGAATGCCCTTTTAAATCATTTAAATTAATCAATATAAGTATTTTAAGTCTTAATTATTATTATTTTTTAAATATAGTAAAAAATAAAATAAAAATCAATACTTTGTCTAATATTTTAAATAATGCGAATATTTATCAATAAACATTATTTAAGATGGCTAAATCTGTACCTATAACACGTATAAACAAATTTTTTTCAGCGGAAGACTATAATTTGTATGGTTATATGGTTGTTTATAAAACAACAAATTTAATAAATGGTAAAATATATGTTGGACAAGATTCTAAAAATAATCCAGAATATTTAGGTTCTGGAACTATTATTAAAAGAGCTATAAAAAAATACGGTAAAGAAAATTTTAAGAAAGATATACTAGAAATATGCATGACTAAAGATGAATTAGATGATAAAGAGAAATATTGGATTAAAGAACTTAAAACTATTGAAAATGGTTATAATATTTCAGGTGGTGGTGATGGATGTTTAGGGTGCAAACAAAGTGAAAAAACTAAAGAAAAAAGGCGATTAAAAAATATTGGTGACAAAAATCCAATGTACGGTAAACCTTTACCAAAAGAAACATTAATTAAACGAAGTGAAAAAGTAAAAAAAGAAGCTACATTTAAAGGTAAAAATAACCCTAATTTTAAATATGATATTAATAGGGATGATTTATATAAAAATTTTATAACTGACAACAAAACTATTAAAGAAATTTCAAAAATATATGGTTGTTCGGTTGATGTAATTAGATATAACCTTAAAAATTATGAAATACATAAAGAAAAAAGTAATAAATATAATCTAAGTATTGATGATATCAATAAATATTTATCTGATAAAATGAATTTAGTTCAAATAGGGTTAATTTATGGTTGTTCTAATAAAATAATACACAAATTTATTAAAAAACATAAAAATGGAAAATAAAAAAATTACTCCTATAACTAGAATTAATAAATGGTTTAGTGCAGAAGACTATAATCTAGAAATCGGGTTAGGCCGTGAATCTGTTGAGGGTGATGGTAATTTTACAATAATACTTTATCGTGTTGATAGGAATTTAACAGAATCTGATGAAATATACGGTGAAGCTAATAAAGATGGTATTAGGTTTTACCCACCTATTGAGTTAAAAGTTATACCTATTTTAAGTGAGGCTGAAAATAAAACATATAACCCAAATGGTAGTGTTAGATATTTACAAGACGGTCAATTTAGTTTTGGTATATATGACGCACAATTAACAGAGTTAAATACAGAAATAAGTTATGGTGACTATATTGGTTATCCAATAACTGAAAATGAAATAAGATATTTCACTGTTGTTAATGATGGTGTTAAAAATTTTGATAATAAACATACCATAATGGGTTATAAAGGTGCTTTTAGAAGTATTACTTGTAGTCCAGTTGATGCGAATGAATTTCGTGGTTATTAATAATATTTATAGATATGAAAATCAATAAAAAGTCTAATAAAGTTATATATTAATGGTACCAAAAGGATTTAGAAATAACATAAATATAACTCCAGGAAAAATTGGTCCAGAAAGAAGGTTAGAAATTCTTGACGGAATAGCTGATAAGGGTACTTTTTTACCTAAAGCTGTTTTGGAAGAGGATATGGACGCTTCTTTTTTAGAATTCACCAAAGAAAGATTAAAAATTTCGATAAATGGTGAAAAACTTCCAGTTATTTTTCTTTCTATTCAAAGATGGTCAGAATTTAGTAAAACTTGGCAATTTTCTGATAAATATAAGGATATTCAAATGCCTTTTATCACTATTGTCAGAAAACCAGATATACAACAAGGTCAAAATCAAGCTGGGTTATGGAATATACCTGGTGATAGAACATATACTTATTATAAAGTACCCACATGGGATGGTGTAAGACATGGTGTTGATTTATATAAGGTTCCTCAACCAACATCAGTAGATTTAACTTATGAAATTAGATTTTTCACTAACAAAATGAGGGATTTAAATAAGTTTAATAGAATTATACAAAGAGCATTCCAATCAAGACAGTGTTATATTAATGTTAATGGACATCCAATGCCGTTACATTTAGAAAGTATTGGCGATGAATCTAATATTGATGATTTTGAAAATAGGAGATTTTATGTTCAAACATTTGAAATGAAATTACTAGGGTATATTTTAGATTCAGATGATTTTGAAGTAGTACCTACAATAAATAGAGCAGTTGTATTTACTGAATTATTAGAAGAGAAGATTTACAAAGATGTTATTTTTGAACCATGTGCTGACGATAAAAAAATAACATTTGCGTTTATTTTTAAACCTAGTTCTGAATTACAATTTAGCTTTAATTCACAATATGATTTAAATATCACGTTATTAACAGGTATTGAAAACATTACAAGAGTGGTGATAAGCGTTAACAGTGTAGGTGTTTTTGATGGTACAATAATTACAACACCGATTATCATACATGCTAACGATACTGTAAGTATACGAGTTTATAAAACAATTAATAGTTTGGGTAAGTTTCAATTAATAGGAAATAGGTAATATGAGTAAAGCTTTAGATAGTACACGTGTCAATCAAACATTTATTATTGAACCAGCAGCTACTGGTTCAGGGGCTACTAGTGCTTGTACTGCAATATACACAAACGTAATAATTAGTTGCTCTGGTGATACTGAAATTTTATTATCAAGTGGTGAAACAATATTTAATACAAGTATAGTACCAGTAAATGATGCAACTATTGATATTGGTTACCCAATAAAAAGATTTAGAGATATTAACACTGTTAGTGGTACATCTAGTGTTTGGACATCAACAATTAGCGTATCAACCCCATTATTAGGCTTAGGGTTAGATTCTCAAAGTAATTTAAGACAAATAAACGCTGATAATTCAATAATTCAAGACGATTTATTAAATGGCGGTACTTATTAATAATATAATTATATAAAAAATAAAAAATAAAAAATGGCAATTAGAAACACAAGACACATACTAAAAAATAGTGATATCGTTAACAGACCGTTACCATCATCATTATTAAAAGGTGAACCAATCATTAATACCGCTGATGGTATTATGTTCTTTTCTGGTGTAACAACATCAACCAGTGGTTGGACACAATCTGGACCAACAACACCAACATTTTTTGAAGTTGGTTCTAATCTATATGATTTAAAAATTAGAAATCAAATTACAGCGTATAGCGGTATCACAAATTTATCAGGTAAATTTCTTTCTGGTAGCACAAATGGTTTCGTATTAGCAGATATTTCATCTATAGTTGCTGTAGATACGTATGTAACTGGTTTTACATATAATGACAACAATGTATTAACTATTAAACAAAATAATGGTCAATCTGATTTAACAGCGTTAATTAATTTAATGTCTGGATTAACTGTTAATGGTACGTTATCAGCAACAACAGCAAATTTTGGTACTGGAAATGTAACAACACTTAATGCAACTGGTGGTACTATTACAACATTAAATTCAACAACAATTAATGGTGGTAGTGTTAATGTTAATAATTTAACAGTAACTGGTACAGCTACGTATAATCAAACAGCGACTGCTCCAAATGATATTGTAAACTACCAAACATTAACTGCGTTTTCTCAAACAACTGATGTTTATGTAACAGGTAACACATTAATATCAGCAAATAATAATACAGCTACACAAAGTGCTCAATTAGAATATCATGGTACACCTGTAGGTGGCCCTTATTTTATTACTACAGAAAATACATTTACTACTGGTGGTACATATAATAATTCTACAAAAGCAATTACATTCTATAAAAATATAGGTAGTGGTGGTACATATACAGTTGATTTAAGTACTATAGATACTAATGATACATATGTTACTGGTGGTACAATTACAACAGCACCTTCTAATAATAGTATTAATGGTGTTATCGGATTATTATACAATCAAGATGTAGCACCTGGTACATATTCGTTACCATTTACTGATGTATTCACAACGGGATTCACATACGATTCAGCGAATAATACTTTCAGTCTTAAAGATAATAGTGGAGCAACTAAAACAGCTCAAATAAGTTCAGTTTCTGGATTAACACTTAATAACTTAACTGCTGGTAGAGTTGTTTATGTTGGTACAGGTGGTTTATTAACTGATGAAGCTGGGTTTACTTATGATGCTGGTACTAATACATTTAGTGTACCTGCTGATGGTGCTGTTAATGTTGGTACAGGTGGTTTAAATGTTACAGGTGATGCTGTTATTGAAGGGTCTTTAAAAGTATTTGGACCAGCTATTTCAGCGTTTACAACAGAATTATATGTTGAAGACAAAAATATCACGCTTAACTATAACCCTACAGGTAATACAACAGCTACTTCTGTTGGTGCTGGATGGTCTATTCAAGATGGTTCTGGTATAGCAAATACAGCTACCACTTTAAATATAGGTATATCATACGCTAACGGTAATTTAACTCCTAATACTGAATACACTTCATCTACAGGTAATGCTAATAGAAATTTATACACACAATTAGGCGATATCATTATTAGAAATACTAATTATAGTGATAGTGCACCAGATGGTGTAAGGGTATTGGCAGAAGGAGATGTTTTAGATGGAGGTACTTATTAACAGGTTAATTATCAAATAGTTATAAAGTAAATTAACTTTATTTTATTATATTTATTAAAGGATGGTTTTACCATCCTTTTTTAATTTCACAAATTTTATATTAAAAGTTTAGGTTAGTAAAAAAATATGAGCTAATAGCTTATATATTAAAGATTTACTTTAAAAATATCACAATTATAATATACACAATTTACGGATTATACATATTTATTTTATAGTGGTTATATAACCCAAAATTATAACTCTTTATAGAGATTTTTAAGACATACCATCATATATGGCAAATAGAAAAAATACGTTTTTAATTAAGCGTTCAAATGTTGCTGGTAAAATTCCAGCCGCTGGTGATTTATTATTAGGTGAATTAGCTATAAACACAGCTGATGCAATATTATATGCATCTGGGACGACAGCAAACTCAATACTTCCAATTGGTTGGGATAGGGTTGCTAGAACTGGTGATACAATGACTGGTACTTTATACGCACCTTCTATTTCTGCCACAACAATATCTGCTGAATCTATTACAGTAAAAAATTATATTGATATTGAAACAGGTACAACGACACCTTCAAATGTATCTGGAAGAATATACTTTGACCCACAAACAAATGGTTTAACATATAATTCTTATGTCGACCCAAATGTTAAGGTTAAAATAGGTCGTCAGTTATACGCACGTGTGAATAACTTTACTGGTACTCTGATACCAAAAGGGACAGCAGTTGCTATTCAAAGTGCTACAAATGGTATACCTAATGCTTCTGTTATAACTTCTTCTGGTCGTACAAATAATCAGGTAGTTGGTTTAGCTGCTGCTGATATTCCAAATGGTTCTGTTGGTTTAGTGTTAACACAAGGTATTTTATCTGGTTTAACTACTAGTTATCCGATTGGTAGTATTCTTTATTTATCAGATACTGTTCCTGGTGCAACAGTAGCATCAACAACTTCATTACAATATAGTTCTAGGTCACACCAAATTGGGTATGTTATCGCTACTGGTACAACGAATGGTGAAATTTATGTTAATGTAAATAATGAAGATACTAACCTAACAATTACAGATATTGAAAGAAATATCCTTGAAGGTAATGTAATATCAACTGGTGCTTATGAATTTACTGGTATAACTGTAGCGTCAACAACAACTGTTAACGTTGCACCAATGAGAGGTTGGATAGTTAATAACACATACGGTAACGCAACATTACCTACTGTTACAAACTTATATTATACTGGTGGTACTGGTATAACAATAACGAATATAAATACTGCGGATTCAACTTATTTATTAGTTAATAGTGCATCTACACTTTTTCAACAAACAACATTCCCGACACCACAACAAAGAAGAGAAAATATATATTTAGGTAAAGTAATTCATCCTAATAAACTAACAATACAAAATGTTAATAATACTGTTGATTTCGATGTATCACCAATGTCAGCATTGCGTGATTTATGGACACCATTAAAACTTATTAATCAAGGTGTGGTTGTATCACCAAATGGTGCTAATTTAAATATAAATACATCTAGTGGTACTCTTTGGGGTAATGGTATTGGTTGGGTTACAAATCAATTAAACCCAGATAGTGTAACTATTTCTGCTACATCACCAACAACCTTCCAATATAGAGTTCAAACTGGTGGAACCTTTAGTAATACAACAACAATAGATGTTGCTAATTATGATTTAAATGGTGTTGTAACAGCTGTTGGTGGTGGTTCTAACGCATCAACCAATCAACGAGTTTATTTATTTCCAACTGGGTTAGTTAGGTTACAATATGGTCAACATGTTTATGGTACGTTAGCAGAAGCTGTTGCTGCTACTCAAACAGAATCGTTTATTGAATACGTTAATAATAGGGATAATGGTATTTTAATTGGTATAATTTCCATTAATAAAAGTGCATCGCAATTAAATAATACCGCACAAGCTAGATTCACACTAGTATCTAAATTTGGTGAATTATTAGGTGGTACAGGTGGTTTATCAACGACAACACTACAACAAGCATATGATAATTCAACCACCCCAGAAATAATAACTAATTCTACATTAGGTGCTTTATCAATTAAAAATGGTACTGGTAATGCAGATAATATAACAAATACTTTTGAAACTGTTAACGCTGCTGGTACTACAACTTCTTTTATTAGAGCTGATGGTTATATTTCTGGTAGCACATTTAAAAGTAATGGGTTTCACGCTAATAATGGTGGTGCAACTGCAACTACTTTTAATATATTAACATTAGGTAGTGGCACACCACTAACTAATTTAGGTATTGATGTTAACGGTAGAGTTGTAAGTGGAACTACTGGTGGTAGTACATTCACTGGTGGTACAGTTACTGGACCAACTAATTTTACAAACGGACTTACAGGTAACACTATATCAGCAACAACAATTAAAACTGCTAGTTTTACTGCTAATAATGGTGGTATTACAGCTACAACAGTATCAGCTACTACATATTATAATCTCCCAACAGATGTTTATTCAACTGGTGGTACATATAATGGTGGTAATTTATACATAATAAACAATACTGGTGGTACATTCACTGTAACTGGATTGACGGCTAGTGGTTTTTCAGCTAATTATTATGGTAGTTTCTCAGACACAACAACACAACCAGTAACTGGTGTTAGTACACCAACAGTTTGGACATACAATACTACAGAATTATCAAATGGTATTAGTGTTGTTAATGGTTCTCAAATTAAAGTAGCTAACAAAGGTGTTTATGAGATAGGGTATTCTGCTCAATTAGAGAAAACACAAGGTACTAGTGCTGATGCTACTATTTGGGCTGCTATAAATGGAATCCCAGTTGCTAGAAGTTCATCAATAACAAGTTTTGTGTCTAATAGTGTAATACAATTACCGTTTGTATCTTATATATTTGAATTAAACGCAAATGATTATGTGGAGTTTTATTTCTCATCGCCTAGTCAAGATATACAACTTTCAACATTTAGTGGTTTAACAACACCTACAAGACCAACAGCACCATCTGTAATTATTGTTGCAAAACAAGTTGGTTTATCAGTAACTGATAATTTAGGTGGTAATTATTTACCATTGAGTGGTGGTACTGTGACTGGTGGAACTGTATTTAATAATGGTTTAACAGCTAATACGATATCTGCTACTACATATTATAACTTACCTAATACTACATTACAACAAGCCTATACAGCTTCAACGAGTCCAGAATTCACAATAAATTCAACACAATTAGGTATTCAATTCCGTAATAATACTGGTGATGATAATACACCTATGATTGTTGTACAAAACAATGCTGGTATAGATAAGGGTGAATGGAGGGCTGATGGTACTATATATACTGCTGGTGTATATTCACCTATCATTTCAGCAACAACATACTATAATTTACCAATTGATGTTTATACAACTGGTGGTACTTATAATACTGGTACTGGTGTAGCAACTTTTACCAATAATACTGGTGGTACATTTAATGTTAGTGGTTTTGGTGAAGCCGTATTTACAGGTGGTACTGTAACAGGACCAACTAATTTTACTGATGGATTAACTGCTAATACAATATCTGCAACAACTTATTATAATTTACCAACAGATGTATATGTAACAGGTGGTACATATAATACTGGTGCGGTCACATTTACTAATAATACAGGAGGAACATTTAATGTTATCGGTTTTTATACTGGTTCTACTGATGTATATGTTACAGGTGGTACGTATAGCGATATAACTGGTACCGCTACACTTACAAATAATACTGGTGGTACATTTAATATTAGCGGTTTTTATACTGGTTCTACTGATGTATATGTTACAGGTGGAACTTATAATGATGGTACTATTTTATTTACAAATAATACTGGTGGTACATTTAATGTTAGTGGTCTTTATACTGGTGTGACAGATGTTTTTGTTACAGGTGGTACATATTCTGCTGGCACAGCTGTGTTTACAAATAATACTGGTGGTACATTTAATGTTAGTGGTTTTAGTACTAGTACAGCGACAGAATTTACAGGCGGTACTGTAACTGGTTCTACTATATTTACAGGTGGGTTAAATGCTAATTCATTTACTTCAACAACAATATCAGCAACAACATATTATAATTTACCAATTGATGTTTATACAACTGGTGGTACATATGATTCAGGTATCATATCATTTACTAATAATACAGGAGGAACATTTAATGTTAGTATACCAGCAAATTACGCTGCTGGTGTTATAAGTGGTGCAACTGGATGGACATCAACAGGTACTGGTCAAATAAATTTACCAGCTGTTAAGGTAGCTTTATACAATAATCCTAATAACATTGAACCAATTATGGTATATGATGTTGCTTCTGGCACAACTGGTACTGGTGGTTTAACAGGGTTAACTAATAATGATACAAATTATATTGTTATAGAGTATAATAGTGGTTCACCTAGATATGCTGTTTATGATAATGATGGTGTTGTTGATGATAGTAGTGTTGTATTATTCATGGTTGTTTATAGAGCTAATAATTTTATACATACACTTGAATTTGGTAACCAAGGTGCTGGTTTAGCTAATAAATTAAATGATAGATTTATCATGACTGATAGATTTGGTTATGAAAGTGGTTTAGCATTAGGTTTAAGCGCTTCAACAGGTATCGTTACCTTATCAGCTGGTGTTGCATGGAATGGTCCTAATAGACAATCTTTAAACGCTTTAAATTCTAGTGGTAGTACATTCTTTAAAAATTATCACAGTGGTGGTACATGGACATACACTACAACAGCTTCTACAATTAATAACACTTATTATGATGATGGAACTGATATAGTTACAGCTACTGGTGGTAAATATTTAGTTAACTGGTATTTTAGAGGTCAAGAAATAAATGACCATATATATGAAGTTTATGGTACTAGTCAATATGATAGTGTAGCGTTAGCTCAATTATCAACAGAACCATTATTACCAGAATTAGTTACATCACATGCTATATTATTAGGTAGGATAATAATATTAGTCGGTGCTAATACTGGGTTAACTGAAAGTGCATTCGTTACACCATTTCAAGCAACACAAGTAACTGCTCATAATGATTTAAATAGTATTCAAGGTGGTACTGCTGGCCAGTATTACCATTTAACATCAGCACAGTATAATAATTTAGCATTAACAAATACTGATAATAATTTTAGTGTTTTACAAACATTTAATTCTGGATTAAAATCATCAAGTGTATCAGCCACAACATATCTTAATTTACCAACTGACATACGTGTTACTGGTGGTACATATTCAAATAGTGTTGCAACATTTACTAATAACACAGGTGGTACATTTACAGTAACTGGTTTAACAACACCTTTCACAGGTGGTACAGTAACTGGTGCAACTAGATTCACTGGTGGTTTAACCGCTAATACAATATCTGCCACAACATACGCTAATTTACCTACTGATATACGTGTTACTGGTTCAACATATACTAATAATACGTTTACTTACACTAATAACACAGGTGGTACATTTAACGTATTATTTAATACTGTAACTGGTTTAACAACTAACGGAAATTTAACAGTTACAGGTAATACGTCCATGATTGGTACATTAAGTGTTACAGGTAACACAAATGTTAGAGCAATGACTGGCACTTCAGCTACTATATCTGGTACTGGACAAAGTATACTTACTGTGATTGGTTCTGGTAATAGTACAACTTCACCATTATTTACGGTACAAGGTTCTAGTGGTGAATTATTTAGTGTTACAGATTCATTAACTGGTTCGTTATTTAGTGTTAATGATATTTCTGGTTTACCTATTTTAGAAGTATTTTCTGATAATACAACATTGATGGGTAACTATTTAGCACCATCATTAAACACAACTGCGAGAGTTACGCTTACTGCTGGTACTAATACAGTTTATTCGATACCAACAAGTGCTTATACTGGTGCGTTTTTTGATTATACTGTAATAAGTACTGGTACAACTGGTGCTAGAGCTGGGACAATTATGTCAATATGGAGTGGTACAACAGCACAATACACTGATGTGTCAACAAATGATATTGGAACGACATCTGGTATTTCATTCTCAGTTGCAGTTGTTGGAAGTAATGCAGTGTTAAGTAGTTCAGCAACAACAGCTGGATGGACATTAAAAACAATAATAAGAAGTATATAATATGAGTTTTAATTATTCACCCAAGATAGTAACCGATGGTCTCGTTTTATGTTTAGACGCAGCAAATACCAAATCATACCCTGGTTCTGGTACAGTATGGACTGATTTATCAAAAAGTAGAAATAATGGTACGTTAACTAATGGACCAACATTTAACAGTTCTAATATTGGTAGTATCGTTTTTGATGGGACTGACGATTTTGTTTCTTCAGCAAACATAACTGCTACAAGTCAAATAAGTGTGGAGGCTTGGGTTTATGCTAACTCTGTCGGTTCATATAATGGGATTGTCACACAATATAGTACAGGAAATCCATCAACATCTTCTTGGATTTTAGAGACATTAGGTTCAAACGCCTATTTCTTTATTGCTAATGGTAGTAACCTATATTCGGGGCTAATTTCTTTTTCAACTGGCATGTGGACCCATTTAGTTGGAGTATATAATGGAAATTTAATTACCATTTATAAAAATGGTGTAGCAGGAACTTCAACTTCTATAACAACAAGTATAAACGTATCGACACGTAAAGTTAACATTGGTGCACTATATTCTTCTAGTGGTATTGAGGGTGGAGATGGTAGGTGGAATGGTAGAATTGCTAGTGTAAAAATATATAGTAAAGGGTTAACTTCACAAGAAGTACTTCAAAATTACAACACAACAAAATCAAGATTCGGTTTATAATCATGGCAGGAAGAGTATCATATTACGGAGGTATAGTAAAAGATAATTTAATACTAGATTTAGATGCTGGTAAGTTAGATTCTTATAACAGAACTGGTACTATATGGAACGATATTAGTGGTAGAAACAGTAATGGAACTTTAACTAATTTTGGCGGACAATTTTGGACTTCTACTAATGGTGGTAGTATTCTTTTTGACGGTATTGATAGTTATGTCAATTGTGGTGATGTACCTTTTAGGATAACTAATTATAACTTTACATTAGAATTAGTATTTTATTTTAATGGTAATAATTACACAAACACACCTTTAATTGGTAAACGTAGTGCTGTAGCACCTTTTAATAGTTATACTATTGGTATCAATAATGGTAATCCTTATGTGGGTGGTACTGGTAAAGTATTAATTGTTTTTTTGAGAGATGATAGTAACCCAAATTCTACAAGTTTTGATAGAGTATTAACATATACTTTACCATCTGCTGGTATATACCATGTTGTTGTTACAAACAGTTCTGGTCAAGCACAATTATGGGTTAACGGTGTTTTAAGAACTACAAGTACGGTGGCGTTAGTATCAGGTAATTTTAATGTAACTGGGTATAATTTTAGGGTAGGTAATTATTATACAGCAAGTTATTGGAATGAAAAAATTTATTTATCTAGAATGTATAATATAACATTATCATCAACTCAAATATCACAAAATTATAACGCAATAAAAAATAGATTTAATATATAAAATGATAGTACAAGATTACGAAAATAGAAAATTCATGATATTAAATGTATCAGAATTAGGTTTAATTGATTTTACTCAAGTATGTGAAACTTCAATCTATACTGTTAGAAAATCAATGGATGAAACAAAAACATTTGTTAAATGGGATTCAATAGAAATACCGTCATCAGTAGAAACTCTAACAACTAAAGAGGGGCCGTATACTTATGAAGAAATGTTAATAATATTAGCAAGTCCTGAGTGGACTAACCATAACTGAATAATAGTATGAGTACAGTTGGAAATTGGCAAGGACCAAAAATAATTAAAGATGGTTTAGTTATGTACTTAGACCCAGGTTCACCTAATTCATATTTTAATAAAACAAGTACGACTATTAAAGATATTAGCGGTAACAATCGTACAGGTACTCTAACTAATGGACCAACATATAATACAAGTAATGGAGGTAGTATTATTTTTGATGGAAGTGATGATTACATTTTAATACCTTATACGGGAAATACTTCTAATAGTTACACATTTAATATAGCAATGAAATGTAATACTATGGATTCTAACTCTGGTAATAGACAAACTATATTAGGTTTGAGTTATAATAATAATATTGCTTATCAACAATTCACTTCCGAAATTTGGGGTAATGTAGGAGTAACTTTTAGAGGTAATGGTGGTCCTACAGAAGGTGTTGATTTTTTTACTAATTCATGGACCACTAATAATGATGCAAATAATATAACTTACTACACTATAATCATAAATTCAACTAATCATTTGATGTATATCAATAATGTGTTAAAGATTAATATAAGTAGACCTTATACAGCTAACTTCAATTCTATATTATTAGGTGGTAGAAATCAAGGTAATTTTTGGAATGGGGGTTGTTATTTATTTCAAATGTATGATAGAATTTTAACAGATAATGAATTAACACAAAACTATAATGTAGTAAAAACAAGATTCAGTGATTTCTGGAATGACGGATTTGTATGGGATGATACAATGAACTGGGTTGATACATACTAATACTAATATTTATATATATTTATTAAAAAAACAAAAATATGGCAGCAATATCTGGAATAACAAACGGTGAATCAATGTCAACCGTTAGAACAAAACTAAATTCAGTAATAACGGAAATCAATCTCTTAGACCCAACTGATTGGGTTGATTACTCAGCAACATCAACTGTTGTTGGTTGGAGTAGTTTTACTTTAAAAATTATAAGATATAGGGTTATTGGAAAAATGGTATTTGTTAGTGTTAATTTATCAGGACCCTCAAATTCAGCAACTACAAGTTTTACTCTACCTTTTCAAAATAAAAATATTGAAAGTTTGAATATGGGATATGCTATTAATAATGGTGTCACGGTAATAGGTTCATTTGATGTAGTAGCTAACTCATCTACTTGCAATCTTTACCAAAATTATGGTAGTACATGGACAGCATCTGGTACTAAATTATTGTATGGTCAATTCTTTTACGAAATAGCTTAATTCTTATGACAATATACACAGCAACACAAACAGAAACTAAAACATTAAACATTAATAATGTTGAAAGTACACAATCAATTGTTTATATTAATGATATAATATTTGATGATGTTATTTTAGCAAGAGGAACAGAGGAATATCCTAATTTAAGAGTATTAGAATTAAACTTAAATGAAGGTGATGTAGTTTCAGCTAAAGATAATGATTTAATTAATTATATAATAATTAATTAAATTAAACATATTTATAATAAAATAACAAATTACTGGAAAGTGAAAGTAATAATTTATGGCACAAGAATTTAATATCAAAAATGGTGTGGTAATAACCACTACCCCAACCTTAGACAATACAACAACACAAATCTTAACTAGAGATACAACTACAGGTGTTGTTAAATATTCAGACTCAACATCACCAAATATCGTTAATTATGGTATGGTATACGCCATGACAAATTTCGTTTATTTAACTTAATAAAAATTTTATAAAAAACAATTAATTATGCCAGCTAATAATGCACCTATTTATACAAGGGTAGCTGATGTACAATGGATTACATCAGCAACAACTGCTAACACAACAGCAGATTTAACATCAGGAACAATTTACCAAGTTTTTTCAGCAGATACCACAAATGGTGGTTATGTTCAAAGAATGCGTTTTAGACCTTTAGGTACAAACGTAGCAACAGTTGCTAGAATTTGGATAAATAATGGTTCAACAACAGCTACTGCTGCTAATAATGTGTTATGGGATGAAGTTTCTTTAGCTTTAACAACAGTATCTCAAACATCAGCATTAAGTGTGACTGAAATACCAATTAATTTCGCTTTACCACCTAGTTATAGATTTTATGTGACTTTAGGTACTAGTGTTGCCGCTGGTTATGACGTAATAACAGTTGGTGGTAAATACTAATTATTATGTTTGAGTATATATTATGTCAATTTGAATATGGTTATTCAGGTATTTTTTATCAAGAAATATTTAATGGCGATGTTGTAAGATATGCAGATGAATCAGGTAACACACTTGAATTAATACCACCTTATGGTTATTTTAATATAAATAATAATCCAGAAAGACCTATATGGGCTAATTAATTATAATAATGACAGATACGTTTCATATAATAGATAATAATTTAAGTAATCAGACATTTTACTATAATGGTTCTAACACTTGGCAAATATGGCAAAAACCACCTAACTGTAATTACGTTAATATATTTTTATTAGGTGGTGGTGCTGGTGGTCAAGGTGGTGAAATAGGTACAGGTGGTGCTGGTGGTGTAACTAGGGATGGTGGTGTTGGTGGTGGTTCTTCATCTATTACTTATGTAACATATCCAGCTTTTGCACTACCTGATACATTATACGTACAAGTAGGTGCTGGTGGTGCTGGTGGTGCAGCTGCTATAGGAACTGGGTTACAAGGTAGTCCTGGTGGTTTATCTTATATATCAGTTATCCCAGATTCAGGTTATACTACACAAAATGTTGTGATGGTTAGTGGTAATGCACCAGCTGGTACAACAACATGTAACACTGCTGGTACAGGTATAATAGTTTCACAAATACTTTTATCTGAGATAGCGTTTATTTCCACATATAATGGTCAAGCTGGTGCTGCTCGTGGTTTGAGTTCTGGTACTGCTGGTAGTATAACACCAACTGGTATTCCAATAACTGGTGGTGCAGGTGGTTCAGGTGTTAGTAGTGTAGGTACACTAGGAACATCTGGTGATATTAACGAATTTTTATTTTCACCTAAAATAAGTGGCGGGGCATCTAATCAAACATTAGGTGGTTCACCAGGAAGAGCTGGGTATTCAACAAGAAGTTCTTTTTATAACGCAAATTATAAACTACCTTTATTTTTCACAGGTGGTTCTGGTGGTGGTGCTGGTGATACTAGTCCTGGCGCTAATGGTGGTAACGGGGCTTTTGGTTGTGGTGGTGGTGGAGGCGGTGCTGGTCAAACATCAGCTGGTACAGGTGGACGAGGTGGTGATGGATTAGTAATTATAACTGTTTCATAAAAAAATAATATATGTTAGACACATTCAATTTACCTGATAATAGTAGTAATTTAAAAAAACAAATATTTTATAATAACACAAATACTGGTACAACAGTATGGCAAGTATGGGTTAAACCAAATAACGCTAAATTCGTACATTTTGTTGTTATAGGCGCTGGTGGTGGAGGCGGAGGTGGTGCTAGTAGTACTACTGGAATTTCTAGACGTGGAGGTGGCGGTGGAGGTTCTTCTTCTATAACAACAGGTCTATTTTCAGCAAATCAAATACCAGATACTTTATACGTACAAGTCGGTGCTGGTGGTACACCAGGAATTGGTTTAACAACTAATTCTAATGGTGGTAGTGGTGAAATATCTTATGTTTCTGTAGCACCTGATTCAGGTTATACAACAATAAACATTTTATTACAAAGTGGTACAGCAGCAGCAACTGGAGGTGCTTCAGGTACTAATGGTGGTACAGCTGGTGTTGCTGGTACAGCATGGACTGGTGGTATATTAAGTGATTTAGGGTTAATAAGTTATTATGATGGTCAAAATGGTGGGTTAGGTCAAACAACTCCAACACCTATTAATATTGGTATTAGTGGTATAACAACTGGTGGTGCTCCAGGTGCTGGCACTAATGGAGGTACATGGCAACCTGGTGGTAATATAACAGGTTCTGGATTCATAAATACTGTATCTGGTGGTACGGTAAGTGGGGGAAACGGAAGTGGTGGTTATATGACATCAATACCATCTATTGATTCATCAGCTAGACAACACATGTTATTTACAGGTGGTGCTGGTGGAGCTTCTAGTGATGCATCATCTGGTGGTGTTGGCGGTAATGGAACTTTTGGTTCTGGTGGTGCTGGTGGTGGTGCTGGTTTCACAAATTTAGGTGGAAATGGTGGTAAAGGTGGTGATGGTTTAGTAATAATAACAGCGTGGTAATATAAAAAAGATATGATAGATACATTTAATCTACCGAATAATACTATAAATAATCAAATATTTTATGCTCCAACAACTGGTACAACTTCTTGGCAAATATGGCAAAAACCACATAATTGTAGATTTGTCTATTTTTATGTTTTAGGTTCAGGTGCTGGTGGTGGTGCTGGAAGAAGTGGTGCGACTACAGTAGCTGGTGGTGGAGGTGGAGGTGGAGGTTCAGCCGCCTTTTCAGTTGGTGTATTCCCAGCTTCTTTATTACCAGATATTCTATTTATAGAAGTTGCTGCTGGTGGTGCTGGTGGTTTAGCAACAGCTGGTTCTGGTAATGCTGGTTCATCTGGTTCATTATCATATATATCTATTTCAGCCACTACTGATACAAACGCTATATTAATGCAAAACGGTAATGGTGCACCTACTGGTGGTGGTGGTAGTTCTAGTACTGCTGGTGGAACAGCTGGCGCTGCTGGTAGTATATGGGTTTATACTAATCATGTTTTCCCACAGTTAGGTCAAGTAGTACCATTTGCTGGTGCTGCTGGTGCTACTGGTGGTTCTTCAGCAGCAGTTGGGAATAGTATTACGATAACACTACCAGTTTCTGGTGGTGCTGGTGGTGGTGGTGCTAATCTTGCTGGTAACTTTTTTTCTGGTGGTAATATAACAGGTTCTGGTTTTGTTAATACTGTACCTGGTGGTTCAACAAGTGGTGCAACTGGAAGCGGTGGTTATATGGCTAATATACCATCAAGTGACTCATCTGTTAGACAAGCAATGTTATACACAGGTGGTGCTGGTGGTTCAGGTAATTTTGCTGGTAATGGTGGTGCTGGAGGTAACGGAGCTTTTGGTTCTGGTGGTGCTGGTGGTGGTGCTTCGGTTAATGCCACAGCTGGAAATGGTGGTAAAGGTGGTGATGGTTTAGTAATAATAACAGCGTGGTAATAATATTATTTAATCCTCACCATATAAATCTTTTTTAGGTACACACTTTTCTTTTATTAACCTTTCAACAAAGCTAAACATTTTAAGACCATTTTCTTCACAATATTTTTTTAATAACTCATGTGTTTTTGGTGTTATTTTTAAGTTTTTATCTCTTTTCATGGTATTTTATAGATAAATATGATAAAAGTATGAATAAAAACATACTTTTTCATACTATATATTCTTAAATGCAATTACTTTTGAAAAAAGGTTAATATTTATAATAAAATAATAGATAACATTAAAATAAAATCAAAAAAAACATGGCACAAAAAACATTTGTTAGTCCAGGAGTTTATACTTCAGAAAAAGACCTTACTTTCGTTACACGTAGTGTAGGTGTGACTACTTTAGGGTTAGTTGGTGAGACTACTATAGGTCCAGCCTTCCAACCAATTTTTATTAGCAATTATGGAGAATTTCAATCATTCTTTGGAGGATTAGATAACACTTTAGTTAAAGACACTGGTGCTCCTAGATATGAGTTACCTTACATTGCAAAATCTTACTTATCAGAATCTAATCAGTTATTTGTAACTAGAGTATTAGGATTTTCTGGTTTTGATGCTGGTAATGCTTGGGGTATCACTTTAGATGCTGCTTTAGACACAACAACTGTTGTTGAGACTATTTCAGCTACTAGTGTTCCTACATTAATCCAATATACAGCAACATCTGCTGGTACAAATGTAACTCTTGTCGCATCTAATGACCCATTAATTCAATTACTTATTAATGACGGAACATTAACTGATGCTTTAGCTAATTTAGGTGCATCAGCAACTGGTTCAACATTTACCGTTTCAACTAATTATTATAAATCAGGTTCTAACTTTAGTGGTGTATCATTTAATTTATATGTAAAAGAATCTAATGAAGCAACTAACGGTACAAATCCTATTACAGGTATTACTAGTGGTGTTACAACTTATTATTCTGGTGCTTCATTTTCAGATGTTGAAAATAAATTAGTTGCATTATTACGTTCTAGAGGTAGAATTAATAATTCAACACAAAAACCAGCTTTTGAAGTTACTGGTACTACTGGTGTTATATTTGACCCTAGTGTTACAGGTGCAACAACTGAGCCATTGGGTGATTTTTCATTAAGTGGTAATTCTACTTTACAAGGTCTTTTTGAATATTCATTATCAATGGATAATACTAAGAAAAATTATTTACCTAAAGTATTAGGAAGAACAGCACAAGATGGTAGTACAGCATTATTTGTTGAAGAAATGTTTGACCACATGTTCACACAATATAATACAGATGGTAAAATTAGAGGTATTAAACAAACTTTAATTAATTATGGTAGTGAATTTAGTGATTATTTAAATCAATACCAACCAGCTGTAACACCTTATGTTGTATCTGAATTACGTGGTAATAAAGTATTAAGACTTTTCAGATTCCATACAATTTCTGATGGTAATGCTGCTAATGAGCAATTTAAAATTTCTATTAGAAATATTAAACCAGATGAAAAAGAATTTGACGTTGTTGTTAGAGCGTTTTATGATACTGATGCTCGTCCTACAATCTTAGAAACATTTAGTCGTTGTACTATGGACCCAACTTCTAATAATTACGTTGCTAGAAGAATTGGTACTTTAGATGGTACTTACGAATCTAAATCTACTTATGTTTTAGTTGAACTTGATGACACTAATGATACTAGTGAAGCATTTCCAGCTGGATTTATTGGATTCCCAGTAAGAGATTATACTGAAAATTCAAATACAAGTGTTTCAACACCTACAATCGCATATAAAAAGACTTATGGTACATTCGAAAACAAACGTAATTACTTTTTAGGTCTTTCTGAAACAGTTGGTATTGATGCTGATTTCTTTGATTATAAAGGTGTTCCTTTAACTAATTCTATCGACCAATGGACTGGTTTAACAAAAGGTTTCCACATGGATGTTAACGCTACTGGCGCAACTATCGATAATGTTGAAATCGTTATTAACTCAAGTGGTGATACATACAGCCCAGTATTCTTATTTGACACAGGATGTTGTGAATTTAGAAATGATGCTGATTTAGTTGGAACTGATTATGAAAAAATTTACTCTCGTAAATTTACATTTGTACCTTACGGTGGTTTTGATGGTTGGGATGTTTACAGAACAAGAAGAAGTAATACTGATAATTTCTTAATTAACAAACAATACGGTATTAATGGATTAACTAGCGGTGCTTTCCAAAATAAAACACTTTCTAATGGTGATTTAGGTATCAACTCTGATTACTACGCATATTTAGAAGCTATTTGGACATTCAAAAACCCAGAAGCTGTTAATATCAACGTGTTCGCAACACCAGGTATTGATAATTTCGATAACACTAACTTAATCGAAGAAACCATTGAAATGGTTGAACAAGATAGAGCTGACTCTTTATATATCATGACAACACCTGATACTGATGCTGCTGGTGATGTGTTAACTGTTGGTGATGTTGTAGATAGTTTAGATGGTATGTATGATAGTAATTATTCTTGTACTTACTGGCCATGGATTCAAATTAATGATTCTGAGAATAATGTATTAATCTATGTTCCACCAACAAGAGATGTTATTAGAAATATCGCATATACTGATAATATTTCATACCCATGGTTTGCTGTTGCTGGTATTCAAAGAGGTGATGTTGATTGTATTAAACCTAGAGAAAAATTAACTCTTGCTCAAAGAGATGTTCTTTACGAAAATAGAATTAACCCAATCGCTTACTTCACTACTGATGGTACTAAAATCTGGGGTAATAAAACACTTCAAGTTAAAGATTCAGCACTTAATAGAATCAACGTTAGAAGATTGTTATTACAAGCAAGAAAACTTATTTCTGCTGTTTCTATTAGATTATTATTCGAACAAAACGATGCAGTTGTAAGAAACCAATTCTTAAGTCTTGTTAACCCAATTCTTGATAACATTAGAAGTTCTAGAGGTTTAACAGATTTCAGAGTAGTTCTTTCAAATGACCCTGAAGAAATCGATAGAAATACAATGTCAGGTAAAATTTACTTAAAACCTACAAGAAGTTTAGAGTTTATCGAAATAGAATTTAATATCATGAACACTGGTGCTTCATTCGACAATATCTAAATAAATAACTAAATAAATAATAAAAACCCTAGATAATTCTAGGGTTTTTTATTTTATATTATTAGCACCTATATTCATTATATTAAATAATCTATATTTTATATGACTTTTAAAATATTTATTAATATATTTGTATTATGGAAACATTTATTGAAAAAGCCAAAAAAATACATGGTGATAAGTATGATTACTCATTAGTGAATTATATTAACACCAAAACAAAGGTTAAAATTATTTGTAATGAACATGGTGAATTTGAACAAACACCAGAAAAACATATAAATAGAAAACAAGGTTGTCCAAAATGTGTTAAAAATTTTAAATTAACACAAGATGATGTAATTAATAAATCAAAGCTAATTCATGAAAATAGATATGATTATTCGTTAGTTAAATATACTAACGCTAATAATCAAATAGATATTATTTGTCCAACACATGGTTTGTTTAAACAAAGAGTTAGTTCACATTTAAATGGTTCTGGTTGTCCTAAATGTATTGGTAGAGATAAAGATAATACAGAAATTATTAATGAATTTAAAATATTACATAAAGATAAATATGATTATTCATTAGTGAATTATACTAGTCCAACAAACACTATTAAAATCATTTGTAAAGAACATGGTGAGTTTGAACAAACATACAATACACACAAAAAAGGTCATGGTTGTCCTAAATGTGTTGGTAGATATAAAAGTATTGAAGAGTTTAAAAATCAGAGTAGTCTAATACATAAAGAGAAATATGATTATTCACTAGTTAATTATGAAAACTCTATTCAAAAAGTTGATATAATATGCCCTATTCATGGTATTTTTAGTCAAAATCCTAGTAACCATTTAAGAGGTGGTGGTTGCCCTAAATGTAAAGGAGTTAATATATCAATTAAAAAAACAAAAACTACTGATGATTTTATAAATAAAGCAAAAATCATTCATAATAATAAATATGATTACTCACTTGTAGATTATACTGGTTGTAAAAATCATATTAATATTATTTGTAAGGAACATGGTATATTTAATCAGGAACCAGATAGTCATTTACAAGGTACTGGATGTCCTAAATG